GTAAAGTGCCCCCTATGTCTAGCTGTATACCGGCGTCTGCGAAGACGCCGGACTAGACACTACCTGGCTAACCTAGCCAGGTCCAAACCCATTTCGTACGGGCAGAATGGGGATCTGCATACTGGCCTGGCCGGAGTTTTGAGTCCATGACTTTCGTCAAGTTCTCATAGCGGATATCTTCCTCGCCGAAACTATTGTTTCGGCCGAGTAAAATATCCATCCGGTCAGGTGAGTGCTTTGTCAACTCCATCCTATGGAGTTCCTCCCAGTCGGGAGGGTGAGCTTTTATTATGCTCATTGACAGACTAGGCACTCTGTATTCTATTCTCTGGAATTCACGATTGAATCTCCGAGAAAAGTTTACATCGTTATGAGTGTCAGGATCTTTCCTCACGGTACAAGGTATCGGGAGAAGTGTCCTTGGATAGACGGTGCCAATAGCGTCCTCGATTACAGTTACGAGGGGCTCGGCATCCGTCCAACCATACTTAGCGATAAAGAGATTCGCTAAGTCGGCATTCCGAACGAATCCAGTTCCATGTGACGACAGGGCTTTCCGAATTCTTATCGGGGTGACGTCATATCCAATATGATAATCACCTCCGCAAGACTCGCGGAATGGTCCAACCCTGTAGGACTTATCTTTGTTGACTAAAAGGTCACACAATTCGAGTCCTTCAGTTACGCGATCGAATAAATCCGATCGCACAATGATGTCATCGCCGTAAACGAAGGTGCTCCTGGATTCGTACCCAGGTACACCTATCGTGGAAGCCTCCGCGCAAGCCCAAAAGACTAGCGCTTCAACAGGAAAGCAACAAGCACTACCCATAGGGGCAAACTTGTTAAGCTTCACTACTGACTTGTCTGGAAGGAGTGTAGTGTCAGATCGACACGCTTTAAAACACTCTACCCAACGTTCTGGAAAAACTAATTCCACCAAACGAAGGGACACCCTGTCGGATGCATCTGACAGATCGATAGTTGAATACTCGTCAGATATAGAACTCTGACGAGCCAACTCTCGATTGATCGTCTGGTCAGTAAAGTTAACCTGACCAGCAGTCAAATAGTGGGTCTCAATGACCTCGTAGAGCAATTTCATGAGTCCTTGCTGAACAAACATAAGTTCAGCAGGTTCACAGGAAATAACGCGAGGACCTCGAGAATCCTTGGGCACGAGACAAACTCGTGCTTGCCGGATACCCAATGGTGCATCTTCTAACCTCTTTATCGCATCAATCAGATGGGTAGGAGAGTAGAAGAAGAGATCGTCATAAGGATAGATCTCATCGAGCTCAGGAAAATACCTGAGTACATGATACTTGTCCTTATTTTCCGTTCGACAGGCGGTAGCTCCGCCGCCGTGAGATGGCGTTATGATCCGAGGGTCTGTATTACACAGAACCCTCGAGATCAACACACGCATCTTAGCTATAAGCGATAGAGAAGCA